AAATTATAAATTTTATATTTAAATTATTTAATTATAAATTAAATAATTTAAATCTAAAGAATAATATATAATGCAAGATATTCGTTATCATTCCGTTCAACCTATGAATAAAAAAGAAACTTATACTGATTTTGATAATATTGATTTTTTAATTAGTGCTGTTGGTCGTAAAGTTGTCGGCGGTTCAGTTAGATTACTTGGTGATGTTACAGTTTATCCCGAGGGTGTTACATCTCAACTCAGTGAAACTGTTTCTTATGATGGTTTAACTGGCTCTCATTCATGGTTTTCATCAATTGTTACATCATGCTCATCAGTAGGACAAATTGAAAATCTTAACTTTTACCCTCACATGGTTGCTAGTAAGGCTCGTGCTTCAGTTGCTCGTGAGACATTATTTAACTCTCAATACACTGTGGAAAACCGCGTTCCTGACTCTCGCATGAGTGATATTATGTTAAAGGGCACAACATTCGGCGCTGGAACTTCTTATGATGCTGCTTTAACTCGTCCTATGGATTTTGCAGTTAAACTTGATTTTTGCCTCAATAACTTTTTATCTGGCACTGATAGTAATATTGCTTATGCTAAAACTGGTGATATAACTGTTAGTTTAATTGTTGCTCGTTCAGTTTCAGTTTTATTTGGAACTAGTACTAATAATATTGGAGTTGATAGAAATGTAACTCTTTCAAATCTTCGTTTAATTTTCACATCTGTTGCTGATGATGGCAAATACCCTAAAGCCTATCAAATGCGCGTAGCTTCTTCACTCAAACAATCACTTCAATCAACATATGCTAATATCAGCACTCTCGCCCCCCTTATTAGTGATTCTTTCTGGATGGTATTTGTTCCCCAAACTCAAGATAATAGCGCTGTTGCTAATGGTTTAGCTTGTTATCGTCCTTATAATATTACTCGTGTTGAGTATCTCTGGCAAGATTCATTCAACGCTGAATATACTTATGCTATTATTAATGAAGAAGAAATGCTTACCATGGGTATTAAAGCTGTAAATAAAGTTGTAGGTGATAACATGGCATCACTTAATGTTTTAGCATCTAATGATGGTTATATTCTTGGTATGCCTTTCGGTTCTTATGTAGATCTCCGCCAAAATAAAATATCTGTTAATATTGAAAGTGGTATCTCAAGCGGAGACCCTATTACATGCTATATGTTCTTCTCTGGCGTTGTTTCAGTTTAAATATTTTTTTTAATAATCATTATTAATATAATTAATTTAAAATCTAAGATTAATTATATTATGACAAGTCGTTTAAATAATCCTAATCAAGCATTGACTCAAAAAAATGTTAATACTCATATATTCACTGAATTTAGTGAGATGAATAAAGAAACAACACAACAACAAGTTCTAGATGCTATTAAAAATATAAATATAAATGTTGGTGAAATCGTTTTAGGTGATATTACTGTAGAAAGTAGTGATACTGTTACTCATGATAAATTAACAACACTTAATACTACTGTTACTAATAAACATCTTAATAGTTCTACTGATAGTATTAGTGTTTCTGGAACTGTGGCAATAAGTAATGATATTATTATAGTTGATAATATTAATAATACTGATGCTCCATATGATTTGATTATTAATGGTCCTACATTATGGGCTGATTCAAGACCTCTAGTAAATCCATTTTTTGCCGATCCTAATGGGCGTGAGGGTTGGTATTATGACAATTTTAATAATATTGCTAATGTAAGTAATATTTATTGGTATGCTAATCCTGTTAGTGGTAATTTACAAGAGAATGATATGACATTTGCACAATTAAGCGGTATGTATTGTATTATAACTCCAGATTATGTTGAAAATGGTGAATTAACTGTTCCTTTTATGGGTGTTTATTCTCAACCTACTGGGACTAACGATTTTATACCTACTTTCGCTCATAGTCGTTGGGTATATCAATTAAACGCTACAAATCGTTCTAAACTTCGTAAAGCAGAAACAGTTTTATTATACACTGGAACTACCCGCCCTGAGGTTCATTTAAATATCCCTGCTTATCAATTAACATTATTTAGTACAAATGGGACTGCTTTAAGCAGTGAAATTATCGCCTATATGACTGTTAATACACAAGCAACTACATCTAAAATTGGATACTTACTTCAATATACAGGTTTTTTAAATAGTGCTATTGGTTTTAATCGTGAGTTTCAATTTAAAAATGGTAAAGAACGAGTAATTGAAAATAATCAATATTCTGGATCTATTAATGTTGGTAATTTTCCTACAACTCAAGCTATTAGTGGTAATGTTGGTATTACTGGGACACCATCTGTGACTGTTGGTAATTTCCCTACCACTCAAGCTATTAGTGGTAATGTTGGTATTACTGGAACTCCTTCGGTGTCTGTTGGTAATTTCCCTACCACTCAAGATGTTAGTGGTTCTGTTAGTGTTAGTAATTTCCCTACCACTCAAGCTATTAGTGGTAATGTTGGTATTACTGGAACGCCTTCGGTGTCTGTTGGTAATTTCCCTACAACTCAAGCTATTAGCGGTAATGTTGGTATTACTGGGACACCATCTGTTAATGCAACAATTACTGGGACACCATCTGTTAATGCAACAATTACTGGGACACCTTCGGTGACTGTTGGTAATTTCCCTACAACTCAAGCTATTAGTGGTAATGTTGGTATTACTGGGACACCATCTGTGACTGTTGGTAATTTCCCTACAACTCAAGCTATTAGTGGTAATGTGGGTATTACTGGAACACCATCTGTGACTGTTGGTAATTTCCCTACCACTCAAGCTATTAGTGGTAATGTTGGTATTACTGGAACGCCTTCGGTATCTGTTGGTAATTTCCCTATCACTCAAGATGTTAGTGGTTCTGTTAGTGTTAGTAATTTCCCTACCACTCAAGCTATTAGTGGTAATGTTGGTATTACTGGAACGCCTTCGGTGTCTGTTGGTAATTTCCCTACAACTCAAGCTATTAGTGGTAATGTGGGTATTACTGGAACACCATCTGTGACTGTTGGTAATTTCCCTACCACTCAAGCTATTAGTGGTAATGTGGGTATTACTGGAACGCCTTCGGTGTCTGTTGGTAATTTCCCTACCACTCAAGCTATTAGTGGTAATGTGGGTATTACTGGAACGCCTTCGGTGTCTGTTGGTAATTTCCCTATCACTCAAGATGTTAGTGGTTCTGTTAGTGTTAGTAATTTCCCTACCACTCAAGCTATTAGTGGTAATGTGGGTATTACTGGAACGCCTTCGGTGTCTGTTGGTAATTTCCCTACCACTCAAGCTATTAGTGGTAATGTTGGTATTACTGGAACGCCTTCGGTGTCTGTTGGTAATTTCCCTACCACTCAAGATGTTAGTGGTTCTGTTAGTGTTAGTAATTTCCCTACCACTCAAGCTATTAGTGGTAATGTGGGTATTACTGGGACACCATCTGTGACTGTTGGTAATTTCCCTACCACTCAAGCTATTAGTGGTAATGTTGGTATTACTGGAACGCCTTCGGTGTCTGTTGGTAATTTCCCTACAACTCAAGCTATTAGTGGTAATGTTGGTATTACTGGGACACCATCTGTTACAACTACACTTAGCAATGCAACAAGTTCTATTCAAATTTATGGTATATATGGAACTAACAACACTAAAACAGCAATTAAAACAGATGTAGATGGTAAATTGGAGGTTGTTGGTGAATTTTCATCTGTTATTGATGCTGCCACTAGTTCAATATTAATGGTCGGTGATGATTATAGTGGCGCAGTTCCTGCTGTTCAAAATCCGTTATTTGTTGATGCTAATGGGTTTATAACTACAGATTTTATACAAATAGAACATCAAGATATTAATTTTGGTTTTGATACTATGGCATCTAATATGACTACGGGCAATGCTGGTGCTACATGGTCTAAAACAAATCCTATATCTACTACAGATGATGGGTGGTATTTACAAGGCAATGGTTTTAGTAGTCTTTTATGGTATAATAACGGAGATTATTTGGCTAAAGTTTTTCCAATTCAAAGTAATTTTACTTTTGCAGACATTGATATATGGTTCATGATTTTAAAAAACTACTTTCCATTTAATACTACAACTCAAATAATGCCACAAATTTATATATATTCTAAACCTACTGGATCAGGTGATTTTATTGGTGGGCTATGCCATAGTGTCTGGTATTATACATGTAATGCAAATCAAAGCATTAATTATGGTGAAAGCATAATGATTTATACAGGTCAATTAGCAAGAGTTAAAAAAATAAACCCAGAACTTCGTAGAATTCCATACACTAATACTGGTGGTGGTGGTGATAGAGCCAATACAGAAATTATTAACCACATAGAATTTACTTTTAATACTGGTTTTACATATAAAATACTAGTTCAAGAAGGGGGAGTTTATGTAAAAAATCAGGGCTTACTTAATTATTACTTTACTACAGATAATACTACTAATGCAGATATTGCTACTATTGCCATGAATACTACTACATCTGCTATAAATACTAAATTAACAGGTATGACTTATACAAGTAACAGATTACAAACTCAAGCAACTCTAGTTGATGCAGGTGGTGATGTTGCTACAATTTCAACACCTACAACAACAACTACCCCTTCAACAATTAGAGGTTTAGACACGCAGTCTTATCTTAATGCTTATAATTTTTTAACAGATTTATACGGCAATTTAACATCAACCCTAAACTCACCAGCTACGCCTTCCAGTTCATATAATGCTTTAGATGTATATGCTCGTAATCCATCAACACAAGTTATTAATTACGGGCAAACTACTGTTAATGGTTTAAGTGGATTAAATATATATCAAGTGTATCCAAAGAAAATTCATTACACTCTGTCGGGAAGAAGCGAAAGTGTCGCACAAGCGGTAATTATGGGTGGGACTGGTTCTCAAAAGTTTATTTATGATTTTACTTTTGGTAAAGCTACACCACAAACATTTTCTGCTATATTGGCAGCAACTAGCGGAACGCCTAGAACTTTAAAATATCATTATGTTGATAGTTTGGGAGTCTTAAGAACAGATGGTTCTATATCTGTTAATAATAGCACTAATACAAATCTTACACCATCTACTATCATTAGTATTAATAAATTTTGGATTGATGGAGCGGTAGGATTAAACGAACAAGTTCTTATAAGAGTTGGCGCGGCAAATACTGCGATTAATACAATCGCATCGGCAGATAATAATGATTATTATAATGGTGTTGTTACCATCCCTAACGGGTATATTGGGTATTTGTCTCAATTTTCAATGTATTCACCTACTGCTATATGGTTTCAGGTTCAAAAATGGGATGAAAATTCAATTCGTAGCGTTGTTTATACACATCATAATGCAGCAAATCAGGGTATAGCAAGTGGGGCTAACGGGTCCATCGGGATGATACTAACAGCTGGAGAGAGTGTGTGTTTCTCAAAAGATGCATCGGGCTCTAGCACTATTACAGGTAATATCGTTTTAGAACCAATTTAAAATCTCAATACATTATATAATGAGTTCAAATAATTCAAAGAATGAGATTAAAGATTTATTAAATATAGAATTAAAAACAAGTCCATTATATAATGAAGTATTATTATTAAAACAATATATAATAGATAGTATTCAAGCACCAGGTTTAGTTTCTATGAATTTAGTATATAATTTTACTAACCCTTTAGAAACAAATGATGATGTATCATTATTTAAATTATGCTTTAAAAATGAATTTGGCTTTATAGAAAATAATATGACTAAAATTACTATTATAATTGATATAGCTAAATTTCTAGAATAGATTAATGGAACAAGAAATTGATAATTAGAACCAAAGGTTTTAAAGAATTAATTAAATTAAAAAAAGATGTTGAATATTTAATGACAAAACAAAAAGAACGAGAGGCTAATGTGTCTAAATTTTTTACTTATGATAGTACAGATAGTGAATAAAAAACCTATGGTTAATTAATAATGCCAACACCAAAAGATAAAGTGTTATATGATAAAGTAAAAAAAATGGCTGATGAAAAATATAAAAAAAGTAGTGCTTATAAAAGTGGTTATATAGTACAAGAATATAAAAGAAGGGGCGGAGAATATATTGATGATAAGAAACCTAAAGAATTAAAAAGATGGTTTCAAGAGGATTGGAAAGATATAGGTAAATTAACCAAAGGTTATAATTATCCTGTTTATCGTCCTTCTGTTAGGGTTAATAAACAAACACCTTTAACAATTAAGGAAATTGATCCAAAACAATTGAGAGAACAAATTAAATTAAAACAAAAAATTAAAGGTAATAAGAATTTACCACCATTTAAAAAAAAATAAATTTATAAATCATTATAATGAGTTATAAATTTATAACAATGAAAGAGGCTAACGATGGCAAGCATAAATATGTAGTTACATTATTGAACAAAAAAACTGAGCGTGAAAATAATATTAAATTTGGTGCGTTTGGAATGAGCGATTATACGATCCATAAAGATATTAAGCGCAAAACACTCTATGAAACGCGTCATATAGTTAGGGAAGATTGGACTGATCCTAGTACGGCTGGCTTTTGGAGTAAGTGGATCTTGTGGAATAAACCTACTATAGAAGCTTCTTTGAAAGATACTCTTAATAGATATAAATTAAATTAAATTAATATTCTTAAATGACAAAATGACAAAATGACAAAATGACAAAATGACGGCTTAAAATTAAAGTATTTCATAGGCGCAGAAACTTTTTTTTTAAAAATAATTGTTTCTGTAAGAAATAAATTTTTTTATTTTAAGCCGTCATTTTGTCATTTTGTCATTTTTGTCATAAAAGGATTTAAGAAATAAAAATATAATATATAGTAATGACAACATTAAAGAAAAGAACATTAGCAGACGGAACTATAAAAATATATGTGTATGAAACAAATAAAGAATATAATGACAAGTATTATTTAGAGAATAAAGATAAAATATTAAAAACAATAAAATGCGAATGTGGAGGAAGTTACCATGGACTTAATAAAATGAGACATTTTAGAACCAAAAAACATTTAAATTTTTTAATATAATAAAAAATTAAATTTATAAAAAAACATCTAGTTTTTTTATAAACTATTGGTTTAAGGAAATATTAAAATATATAGTAATATATATGACCTTAAATTTATCAATTGAATTTAAAAAATCACTTTTTGAAGATATGGAATTTATTGAAAAACCAAATGTAGAAGCAATTAAAAAATTACTTAAATCACCACTATTAAAAGAAATAACGAATAAAATGGTTTTAGAATCCTATAGTACTGAACAAGAACTTTTAAAAACATATATATCTTTATTAGACTATAATGATTTATTAAAAGTAAAATATAAAAGAAAGACTTATCAAAGATATGGTAGAGTATATCCAGCAAATAAAATAGGTGCTATTTTACTTCGTAAAGAAATCCGTCAAACACTTTATAAACATAACATGACAGATATAGATATAGTTAATGCACATGCTTCTATATTATATCAATTATGCATTCAAAATAATATAAATTGTAAGTATCTTGAAAAGTATGTTTTGTACAGAGAGAAATATTTAAATGAATTAATTGAAATGTATGACATAACAAGAGAACAAGCAAAAGAATTAATAATAATAATAATGTATTTTGGATCTCTTGAAAAATGGTTAAACGACAACAATATTAAAAACAGGGAATTAAATAAATTTTGTATTAAATTTGTAAATGAATTAAATAGTATAACAGACTCAATTATATTAAAGAACCAAAAGTTTTATAAATCAATTGAAAAGAAAAATGAAAATGATCCTACAAAAAATAATAAAGCATCTTTTTTATCTTCTTATTTACAAGAACATGAAGAACGCATTTTAGAATCTATTTATTTATATTGTAAAAGTAACAATTATATAAAAGACAATGTGTGCTCTCTTTGTTACGATGGAATAATGATTGAGACAATTAATTATAAAGAACAATTATTAAATGAATTAAATAAAGAAGTAAAAATAAGAACAGGTTTTAATTTAAAATTTACTGTAAAAGAAATGGATATTGACTATTTAGAAGATATTAAGGATATAGAATTATCAATAAATAAAAAAGTTGAGACAGATATGGATGCAGCAGAAATAATATTATCAACTATAAATGAAAATTTTAAGTGTTGTTATGTTAGCAAAACATACCAATTATATTATAAATATTCTAATATTTGGACAGATGATATTGAATTTATTAAAAATAAATTATCATTAATAGTTATGAATTTTGGTTTATATAAAGTAAAAAAAACCAAAACCAAAAAAGGAGATGAAGTAGAATATAAAGATTTTGGGCGTGATTTAATTGAAATAAATCATATCGTTGAATCAATTATTAAAATAGCAAAAGATAATATAGATAATGAATTTTATAATAAATTACATACATCAACAAAAGGAAAACTATGCTTTTTAGATGGTGTTTTAGATGTATCTAAAAAAGAATTTAATTTATGGAACAATGAAGAATTATTAAAAAATCCAGTTTATTCAGTAGTTTGTATAAATAGAAATTTCAATGATTTTTTTAAAGAAAATAATGAAACATATAAACAAGAAGTAAAGACACTTATTGAATCTATTATGAACGATCAAACAGAAAGATGTCTTCAATTCTTATCAAGAGCTATATTTGGTTACATTGAAGATAAAGATTATTCAATTTTCATGGGTAATCGTAATTGTGGAAAAGGTGTTTTAAATGAACTACTAGAAAATTCATTAACATCTCAATATATAGGAACAGTTGAAGCAGATAAATTTCTATGTGAAAGAGAAACAAGTGGTGATGATGGGCGTAAATTAAATTGGTTAATTGATTTTCAATATAAAAGATTAATGACCTCAAATGAAATTAAATTTGATAAAGAAAACCCTAATATTAAATTAAATGGAGTACTAATAAAAAAAGTATTTTCAGGAGGTGATAAAATTAAATCTCGTGAAATATATAAAGGTTTTATAGAATTTAATATTCAATCAAAAATGATGCTTATGTGTAACGACTTACCTAAAATAACATCTACGGATTGTTTAGAAACATGTATTGAATTTAATACAACAAATCAATTTAAATCATTAGAAGAAATTGAAATTAAAAAGAAAGATATAGAAGAAAAGATAAAAAATACAGGAAATGAAATTTATAATTTAGAATTAAATAAATATAAAACAGCAGACCCTACAATAAAAGATAAAATTAAAAGTAATGTTAATTGGTTAAATGCTTTTATTTTATTAATGGTTGATAATTGGAAACCTACTAAATTACAAATCAATAAGCAATCATATGATGATGAAGAAGAATCATTAACAGATATAATATTTAAATATTGTAATTATAAAAAAAATGATGATACATATATTATAACAAATGAAGAAATAAAAGAACTATCTAACATGTCTAAATGTTCAGTTAAAAAATTAAAAATTGAATTATATGGATTAGGGGCAATAGATTTTAGAACAGCAAAAGAAAGAGGTTTAAAATATTTTAAAATGAAAGAAGAATTTAAACAAGTAAATGCATTAGATAAATAATTAAAATTAAATGATTAATCATTTAATTTTAATTAATTTATTGATCTATAGTATCTTGTATTTTTTTCTTCTTATCATAATAGTACTGTAATGAAACTTGACGCCGCTTCTCTTTATATTCTTCATCATTATTATATCTTTCATTATAGTATTCTTTAGTATATTTATATTTTTTAAGCTTACTAAAGCTTGACAATTCTTTATTAATCTTTTTTAATTCTTCATTAATCTCATCAATATTCTTTTTTAATAATGCCTTCTTCTCTCTTAATTCTTTCTCTTTATCAGTATGATCCATTATATTACTAAAGAAAATATTTTTTTATATATAATTAAATTATTAAACTATATATAAAAAATAAAATCTATAATATTTATATAATTATATGTTATACAAAGATATAATAATAAAATATGATGATGAAGAATGGCGTAAAAATCGTCTAATTAAAATAATTGATGAATTAGCTAATGATTTTGGAAGAGAACCAGCAGAACTAATTAAAAAATTAGAGGATGATAAAAGCACATTAAAAATATATTGGTTATATAAAGTAAGTCCTTTTTTAATAAATGTTGTTAATTCTGCATGGATGGATAACTACGAATATCATACAAATCATATAATTATCAAAGATGAAGATATTTTTTGTCCATGTTGTTCAGCACCACCACAAAAGGAAGACGAAACAATAAAAAATTATATTAATAATCTCAACTAATTATATATTATATGAATAACGAAAAGCCATATCATCTTCTTTTAATGAAAGAAGCTAAAAATCCCAAGAAATCAAAAGAACAAAAGATGAAAGAAACATTTATAATAACCAAAGCAACTAAAGAAAAGAAAAAATTATATTATTAATATAATAAATAAAAAAAATCAAAACTACTTAATATAATTTATTTTGACTTAAAGAAATATTATCTATATATATTAAATGAACGAGACAACGAAAATGATTAAATTAGAATTAATTATTAATAAATTTATTAATAATGAATTTGATGATATTGATAATTTATTTTTATTAAAAAATAAAGATAAAAAAGATAAAATAATTGATTATATTAAAAAAAATGTTATTTATATTAAATTTATTAATTATAAGTTTTTTAATTATGATGATGATGATGATTTATTATTTGATTTAGAATTTTTAAATTCAACAATTTTTAAAAATAAATTTCATTTTAAATATTAATCATATATTATTCTAAGCCTTCTTAGGTTGAGAAACTGGTGGTAATGATGAACCAGCTTTGATAACTTGTAATATAACAGTATTATCATTGCCTAAATTTAAATCAATAGTTTTATCACTCTTAAGCAATCTAACTTTAACTGATTTAAGTTGAATAGGAGCTCCACTATGGACATATTGTATTGCAGCGTCACTTTCTGCAAATGCGTATGAACCATAAGCATAATATTTACTAATAATACCATTAATATTACGATACCATTTTTGACCTATATAATTATTATTTTGAAATCCCAAATCAGTCATTAAAACATAATGTGAGAATTTATTAAGTAATAAGTCTATTGTTTTTTCAGCTTCAATACCTACAGTGCTATTAATAGTGCTATTAATACCTGCTTGAGTATTTGGAACTGCTTGCCTTTGATACCATGTAGAAACACTTTTAATAATACCAGCATCTAATCCGTAATAACCATCAGTTATATTAATACCAGCTATTAATGGTGTTGTTAAATTAATTAAACCTACTAAATTATAATCATTAGAGACAGTAGAACTTGTTTTAATACATAATTGATTTAAATCAAAACCGAGGACACCTTGCCAGAAATCAACAACCCTACCATTCATATTTTTAGCAACTAAAGAATTAAAAAATATACCACCATTTTGAGCCACTCCAACCACATTACCAGCAGTTTGAAGACCAGTGCGAAGAAATCTAACACTAATATTAGTGCCTGTAGTTGCATCGTACATTGGCTGATGAAGATAATTAAAAATAAATTTATCACTAGTAGGATCATATTCTAAAGCAATTTGAGATGTCCCTATAATATAATTAGAGCCAGTTGAAAATTGATAACTTAATGCTCCGTCATCACTAATAAAAGTAGTTTGTTCAGTTAATAAAATAGGGTTTCCTGTTGATGGATTTAACCGCCCATCAGGTGAATCTCTACCATTATCAAAATCAGTAGCAGCAAATTGAAAATTAGATTGATCTATATATTGACTATTATCATCTTTCTTACCTGCTTTAGTTGCGCTTAATTGCTCACTAATATAGGTTGATAATTGCTGAGGTGAATAAATGCCTGCTGGTAAGGTAATTTGAGTTGTAAAATTAAAAGGACTATAAATTTTAGTATTAACAGTGGAGCCTATAGCTCCTTGTTGCTCCCAATTAGTAATAGGATAAGTAGAACTAATAAATTTAACGCTTCCATTTTTAGCAACAATATTAAAAGGATCAATAACAACCTTATTCTTCCATATCTTACCATTTGCAGGTATAGTAGTTGTTATATGTTGTGGTCTATTCATATAATCTATATATGAATAAGTCATATTAAAGGCAGGATAGTAACCAGCACCTTGGCTATTAATAAACCACTGGAAACCTGTATAAGTAGAAAAACCACTTAAACTACCAGCATCTACACCTAAAAAAGGTATAAAGCGTTTGAAACATGGAGAAGCAGTATTGCAGGGAACATTATTACCTTGACCATCAATAAAATTACCAGTTAATTGAAGCCAATTATTAAAATAAACACCATTATCAATAGTTAAAATTAAATCTTCAGTTATATTAATATTGGATTCTTTAACAGTATCCACGAAACATTTAGTTAATTGTACTACATCGCCACTCTCAATAGTTATATCTTTTGATAATTGGCATTCGTAATCACCATTAGCTTCAACAGTAATGGCGTCTTGTTGTCTTAATTCAACAATTATATTAGAACTCATATATTAAACCCTAGGTTTTATTTTATAATTAAATTAATTTATTTAATTAATTTAATAATATAAACCTTTGATTCTAAACATATAAAACTTGGTACCCACCCTTATTATCTTTAACAATCGCTTTAAGAACACCATAAAATATATTAAGTGAGATGCCTTGACTATAACGAGCAGGGACACCTGCAGCAGTTGAAATAAGACGAGAATAAACTAAATCAAGTGCAGTTACTTTTTTATTAATAACACAACCAAAATAATCTAAACGACCAATTCTATCATCAGCACCAGCAACAAATGAAGCAGCGTTATACATAGGTAATTCAGCAGATGATGTAAAAGAGTTTAGAACACCAAATGAATCGTGGAGCATGGCGAGTTTTTGCATAGGGGCTGTAACTCCTTGTTCTGGTATAAGAGCTGATCCATTGCAATAAACTTGGTAAGCCTCATCAACCATAGTTTCACTACCATGATTACCATAAAGAGCACTAACTGCAGTTGAACCTTTCTTTTGAATAAGCATATAGTTAATTGTTTTATTGAGAGCACCTGATAATCTAAATTTCTCTTCTTGTGTTCCAGCAACAACAGAAGCAGGAACTACTACGCTTTCACTTTCGCATGAAATCCAAGTTTGTTGTTTGAATTCACTAAGAAATTTAGAAGCAATAGCAGGATCTTCAATGCAATCAGCAACGAGGATAGGAATTGTTGTTCCAATAACTTCACTTAAACCAGAACCAACAACAGCACCAACTATATTATATTCCAGTACTATACGAAGATTTTTAAATAATCCAGTATGGATAAATTGCATGCCAGCAGCACCTTTAAGGAGAGGGAAGACTTCACGGAGATTGAGGAAACCAAGAGCTGATCCACCTTCTTGAGTTAATTTAGGTTCATCAGGGCAGTTAGGGAAAGTTTCTTTAATTGTGATGGGTTGTTCTCCTCCATTTAATGCATTAGGATCTCTTTCATAAACGAAACCAAGGCCAGAACGATGAAGAACTTTACCGACATCGCTATTATATTGATTAGTGTGGTTATATTCTTGAAAAGCACTATAATCACTAAAATTAGTAACCTTATCTAAAGTTACAGATCCATCGTATAAAGTAATAGATTTAATAATTGAACCAGTTCCATTAACTAAATTATAGCGTTTGTTTGGTGTTGTTTCAACAGATGTTAAACCTAAATTGAGTACGCGCATATTTGATAAATATAATTTATCACTAGTAAGACGAAATTCGCTACGGTAATTGCGCTGGTCAAACACACTATTGAAAATTTCAGTTTTAACAGAATTTGTATAGAAAGCCATTATATAATTAATCTTAGATTTAAAATTAATTATAATTAAATTTAAATTATTTTAAATGATAATGTATCATTTAATTATACTTTTTATTCTATATACTCTTTTAATCTCATTAACTTTTTATCAATAGCTCTCATTTCTTTAATCCCTTTCTGCTTTTCAGTAATAGGTATATTTTCATCTTTTAATATACTTTGAGATATTTCTATTCTTTGCTTTAATAATGAATCAATCTCTTTTAAAAGTGGCTCTTGTGGCTTGGATTTTCTTTGCGGCATCTTCCGTTCTTTCGGCTCAGGTAATCCTTTCTCTTTTCTAATTTCTGCTTTTGATTTATCTTCATTATATATTTGTTTAACTTCTTTTTCATAAACTAATAATTCTAATATTAATTCATTGCGCTTCAGTTTTGATAAGTTATGTATTTTATATTTTAAATTAAATCTTTGAGCTAGATCAACTAATTCAGGCTTTTTCATTTTAGTTAAAACATTCATAAACTCTTGGGACATTTAATTATATATTTATTTGAGATAATTAAATTATTAAAAAGAACCACTTATATAATCAATTATATTAGATTGTTGTTTTTTAAATATCATAAAAAAATATCTTCCTCTCCATTTTTTAACACAACATACTATAATCTTATGTAAAAATAATCCCCTTTCATTTAATTCTTTAATTCTTTTAGGCGTAAGAGTTGTTAAACAATAATCATTACCCAGAAAACAAACCCCTTTATTAACTTTATCAGCATAATAATTTAATAAATAATAAAATGAATTAACTTTTTTATTATTATCATCAACTAATCTAAAAGCTGGATTAGTTATAACCCAATCTACAATATTATTAAAACTCTTAAAATCAATACCTTCTTCTATTTCACAATAATGATTAATAGTATTAGTAGGGAAATTATTATAAAATGCGCCCTCTCCTTTAAATGGTTCTAATAAACTATCACCTTCTTCAATATCAACTTTTTTAATTAACTCTTTGCATAATTCTTCTGGTGTTTGATGAAAATAGTATTCTTCATTTTTAGGCATATATATTTATATATATAAATAAATTTATATATATAAAATATTAAACTATAAATTATTATTTTGTTCTTTAATAAGTTTTTGTTTTATACGATATTCTCTTTGATACTCATTATATTTATCTTTATTAGCGTTAATATAATCTTTAGCATATTGTAACCGTTTATCACGATTATCTAAATAATACTGTTTCTTTTCGTCTTTGTGATTTTCATAATGCGCCTTACTACTTTCTTTTTGTGTTCTTCCTGGTATATTCTTATTGACACAATTATTATTTTCAATCCAGAACCGCTCACGCTTTAATAAAGCTTTTTTACAACATACATCTTCACAATCATCAATGGTTTCAATATTAACATTTCCTAATTCAAATAACTTGAAAGCCGTGCATTTCTTATTATTGTTACCTTTTAAATATTGTTTATAAAGTTCATAGTGATTTCTTAAACGAAGTGGAAGAGATAAACATGTTGAGCCTATATATAATAAGTTTGTATGTGGTGATGATAAAGCGTAGATTTTTGGATTCTCAAAATTCTTAGATATTTTTTTATATTGATTTTCAAAAGTCATATATATAATAATGTAGATAAAAAAAATATTTGTATTTAAAAAAACTAGATATTTTAATTTTAATTATTTAATGGAACAAAAAGTTCATTAACTAAAAATATATAAAAAGTTAATAAATCTCGAGATTTATTAACTTTTTATATATTTTTAATGGCAATAATCGTTCATTAAAATCTCAGTTAATATATATAAAATGCCAAGAAACACTAAAATGATTGATAATGAACTATATGAAGCTCTTAGAGAATATAAACCAGAACTGACGGATAGTTCTTTGAGAGTATATTGTTTGAACCTTATGCATATTGCTAATTATTATGATAAATCATTAACACCTGAACTATTTAAAGAACCTAATGCTATCCGTGATGATTTAGAAGAATTAAAATATAGTACAGCAACTTTAAAGAATAAGTTGTCATCAATTATAATTTATTTAAGAATGAAGAAGCAACCAGAAGAATTAATTAATAAATATGTTGATATGTTTGAATCATTATCAAATAAAATGTCAAAGGAACATTCAACAATGAATAAGACAGATAAAGAAAATGATAATTGGATGAGTAAAGAAGAATTAATTAAATATTTAAGTATATTAAAAAAGGAATTACCAAAGAATCCCACCACTAAAAGCGAGATGTCTAAATGGATGAGATATATCACTTTGCTTATTCATATTAATTATCCTCTTAGAAATGAGTTAGCTGATACAGAAATAATAAATAAAATAATAAATAATGATCCTAATATAAATTATATTCAAGTTAAAAAAGATAATGTGTCCGCATTAATTCAAGCATACAAAACAAAGAAGACATACAAAGATATTAAATTCAATTTTGTAAAAGAAGTAGCAGACGAGATTAGAAAATATTATAAACACTTAAGCAATTTTAAAAAAAACAATAATATAAATAATGATTGGTTTTTAATGGCTAAGAATAATGAAAAGATGACTAGAAATGATTTTACTCATTTTATGAAATCTATATTTGAACCTTTAGGAAAAAATATTAGTACAACTATGATTAGAAAGATTATAGTTAGTTCATTATACCCAGTAGAACAAATGAAACAATTAGCTCAAGTCATGGGGCATTCAACTAATGTAGCTATGGAATATTATGCAAAAGACTAAACATTAATATCACTATATAATGCATCATTTTTAATTTTAATTGGGTCATCATAAATTTTATCGTTATCTAATGAAACTTTGTTTATAATTGGGCTCATGGGTGGGCTTGTTGATTTCCTTTGTTGTTTCTCACTACATTCTAATTGAAAGCATGAACAACAATTACTTTTTAATTTCAAATGAAAATAACCAAACACACCGCCTAAAGCAGTTGATATAGCTATTATTACTCCTGTTATGGCTATAGGATCGGGCATTTTTAATATATAATTAATAATAGATTATATATATAATATTAATTATTAATATCTATGGATTATTATATATGAGATTAATTAGACTTACAACTGAAGATAATCGTTGTGTATTTGATAGTGTCTTTAATAGCGATTTAGTTATTAAACCTTATTCAAAAATAGCCCTTAGTAGTTTTACAACTCAATTAAATAATTTAAATATGATTATTGATTCACAAAATAATGAAATTCAATATACTGTAGAAGGTTCTCAATATGAAAAAATATTAACGCTTCCTAATGGTACTTATACATCTTCAACTATTGGTAACTTTTGGATTGAAACAACTAGACTATTTAATCAAAGTATGCAAAGTAGAAGAAGTCAAATAAATCGTCAGTGGTTTTGTGGTATAGATGGTGGTAGGGCTGTTTTTCAGTGCAAATATGGTTCTAGAGTTTTTGTTAGTTCATCACAAAGTGCAGGTTTATATGTTTGTAAAGAAATAACTGCTGGCGGGTCTGGTCAAGGTATTGTTAAAAAAGGTAATGCTGGTTCTAATAATGCTTTTATTTATATTAAATCACCTAATAATAAAGGTTGTTCATCTCTTCGTGCTGCATTATATGCTGATAGTGGTTCAGGTGTTCAAAGTGGTTTCGTTATTGGATATACTGCAGAAAATCCTAGTGCTTCAACTACTGTTATAAATCCCATTAATTATTTATATGCTATTAGATATAAAGATTTACTTCAACCATATGGAATTATAATTAATGGTGTTGAATCAGTAACAACAGTTATGCCATTAGTAGGAGACACATTTGATATAGAATGCGTTTCAGGTGAGATAAGATTATATATTTATAGAGGAACAGGTAATACGAGTGTATTATTACACGATGATCCATACGACCATGAGACAAATTTATTTCCTCTTATGTTATTTGTTGGAACAACAACTATTATTAATGGTATTCAATTTACCAGTGATCCTTATTATAATCAAACTAACACGCAGAGCGGAGATGAAATAATACCTACTAATAATTTATTAACACCTATTCCTACAACAAATGAAAAGACTAATTGTTATTTACAATTTATTAATCCTGATCTTGGTTTATTATTAGGTTTTAATAAAACTCGTTATCCATCATCAGGCTTTAATAATGTTGCCGAGCCTATATTTTTAGGTGAAAAGCCGTTTAGTCTTCGTGATTTTAGTGAGTCGTACATTATTGAAATGCTTAATCTTAAATTGGATTCTATGGATAGTCAAAGCAAAGGACCTAAAAACTTTTTATATGTAATACCTCAACTGAGTGCAATTCGTGAGCATGTTGTTTATCAAGTCCCTCAATTAATATTTTTAAATTTAAATAACGCAACTGATATTAATTTAAGAGAACTAAGAGTTAGAGTTTTAAAAGATGATTTATCACCTATTACTTGTTACGGAATAAGCGAACTAGTTATCATTATTAAAGAAAAAGATGAAATTTAAGTTTTTTAAATATAAAAATATATAGTAATATATATAATGACTAGTATAGGTGATATTTTTGATTTACCTGACGGAACTGAAGGAACTTACCATGATGAAGAACCAAAAGAACCAAAAAAACCAAGAAAGAAAGCTGAAATGAGTGATGAAAAAAAGGCTGCTATGTTAGAAAGACTTAAAGCAGGTAGGGAAAAGAGAGCTGAAAATTTAAAAGCTAAAGCACAACCCAAACAAGTAGAAGAACCAAAGAAAGAGAAAGAAGTTAAACAGCCAGAAGTTACAAGTAAAAAAGAGAAAGAAGTTCTTAATAAAACAAATGAAGATGAAAGATTATCATTTATTAAAATGATGGCTGGAAAATCTAAGCCCATTGAAAAAGTTGAGAGACCAAAAAAGAAAGTTTATTTAGAACCAAAGAAAGAAGAGAAGGAGGACAAAGTAAAAAACGAAGTTCTTAATAAACCTAAAGAAATCAAAGAGCCTGTTAATGTTTCTAATGTAGTTGCTCCTGTCGCAGTCGTTAAAGTGCCAGTCGTCATTAGAACTTTTAAAAAACCTATTTGGGGTTAATGTTATCATTATTATTAATTATATAATCTATATATAATTAATATATTAATATGTCTAAAGATTTAAAAATATTACAAGTTAAAAAATTATATAAAGCGGATGAGTATCCTAAAATTAAACATCCATTACCCAAGCCACCATTTACAATGGCACTCGTAGCGCCCACAAAATCAGGTAAATCAAATTTAATTGTTAATTTATTAAAGAATTCTTATTTTGGTTATGATGATGTATTTGATGAAATATATTATATTAGTCCTACGGTTGGTATTGATGAAACTTTAAGAAGTATAAATGAAGATGATGATATTATTAAAATAGATGAAGAAGATGATCTAAAATATTTAGATGATATATTAAATGATATTGTTAAAAATCAAAAATCAAAAGCAAAGGAAGAAAGAGAACCAGTACTAATTGTTTTAGATGATTGTTTGGATTATTTGAAGAAATCAAAAAGATTAGATTCTTTGCCATCTTATAGTCGTCATTATAATATAAGTATTATTATTACTACTCAAGTATATAACGCATTACCTACTAAATTAAGAAAGAATGCTAGTTGCTATTTAATAGCAAGAATTTATAATAATAAAGATTTACAGAATATAGAAGAAGAAATAGGAGCTAATTTTAGTGATTTTAAGGCTAATTATGATAAAGCCACTAAAGAGAAGTATTCATTTTTGTTTGTTGATAATAGAAATATTGAATTATGGCGTAATTTTGATGAGTTATTATGGGCTAAATAATTAATTTAATTTATATGTTATAATATTTGTTTTGGGATTGAAAAACAAAGTTTTTCAATTCTATCAAAACAAACTTTAAAAGGGGTAAGATTTAATTTTTTACTTTGTAAAAAATTTAAATCTCCCTTTTAATATATATAATGGAAGATAGCTTAAGTTATATGAATGCTGTTAGTGAAGCTAGTCAAGCATTAAATCAAGTTAATGCATTAAAAGAGCAAGCTGATATGATTTTTCAAGAAAAAAAAGAAACCTTAGGAAGTGAAATAGAACTACCTGCTGAAATTAGTATAACTGGTTTCGGTGGTTTTTTAGGCAAAAAGGCTTTAGGATTTGTAACTGAAAAAATAGGTGAAGCAGTTAAACCATTAGGAATTAGCGAAGATACAGTTGGAAGGGCTATGAGTGGTGATATTAGTGGAGCATTAGAACAAGGTGCTACTGAAATTCAGCCTGCAGTTGAAAGTGCTATTAGTGAAGTTTTGCCTGAAGAAATGATAAGTGAAGGAGTGGGTATATTAGGTAGAGTAAGTTCTGGATTAGAAAATATTGGTTCTATTGATTTACCATCTATATCACCTGAATTAGATATAGGCGGTATTTATACTCAAGGTTTAGAAGATTTAAAAGCGCAAATGGGCTTTAGTGATACTGAATTTAGTCAATATACTAATGTTTCATTAAATGATATAAAAATGCCTACCTTTAACGATGCATCAAATGCTGGGGCTGATGTTGAGATGACTGACTTTTCAACTATTGGATCTAGTGAAGTATCAAGTGGAGCATCTGCCGTTGCTGATACTGTAGGTGAAACTGTTGGTACAACAGTTGCTGAAACTGTTGGTGAGGTTGCTGGTGCTGAAGCTGCTGGTGCTGCTTTAGATGCTACTGGAGTTCTAGCCCCTATTGGTGCTCTTGTTGGGCTCATTGGTGGTTTGGTTGGTTTCTTTGAAGGTAAGAAAACTGAAGAAGAAACTGCGCCTGCTATGCCTACACCTATATTAAATCCCTCTAGTCAATTTATTTAACATTTAAATTATTTAAATTATTAATTATAAATTAAAAATTAATAATTTAATCTAATATTAAAATCTAAAGATTAATATATATGTCAAGTGGTTTAAATAAATATTCCTTAATTAATTCTCTGCAAGCGGGCAGCTTTACCAATAGCAACAGACACATTAATTTTACCATACCAGAAAATATGGTAGTTGATATGAGCCAATGTTTTATTCAATTAGTAACTCGTTGTATTACTGCTTCATCACAAGTAGCTAATTTATGTTTAAAAAATTCAACTAGTGTTTTAACTCCTAAGAATGTTGATTTAGTGCGTAATTGCAGTCTTACTGGTTCTAAGGTTGGTAAATTAGAGGATATAACACGAGTAAATGTTCTTCAATCTAATTTACTTGAATTAACCAAATCAACAACAGAGAAAGCTAGTATGATTAATTCACTTTATCAAGTTCGTGATCTTCAAAATGGTTTCCTCTTATCTCCATGGGTTGAATGGCACAAAGAAGGCGTTGAACCTTCTATATTTCGTGATAATTATCTTCGTATCCCATTGTCTCAACTCTTTTCATTAGGCTCATCAATTGTGGATACCTCACGCACAGGCGCATTAGATATACATATTGAAATGGAGAATTTATCATATGTACAATTTGAAGAAGTTAAACTTTTTCATTCACCTACTCTTAAAGACGAAGGTAAATTTCAAAGTGTTACAACTGCAACAAATGAAATAACAACTATTGCTTATGTAGCATCTCCTCTTGCTGGTATTAAATATGAATCAGTTGAAGAATCACCTTATTTTGTAGGTCAAGCATTAAATCTTACATGGACGGGTCAAACTGGTGGCGCTGTTGCTGTTATAATTCAAGAAATCGTTCGTAATGTTGCTACTAATACTCTTACTCTCACATTAAAAGATTATACATTCTCACAAACTGGGGGTCCTATTACATATGCAGGTGTTACATTAACTGAACCTACATCTTCAAACACAGGCACTTTATCAATTGCTAATGCTAATCTTGGTGTGTGTGAGGTTGTTGGTGGTAAAATGGCTGGTGATGTTCTTGAATACATGACATATACAATAGAACAATATTCAAATAATGCTAATTCACTTGAACGCATCTTTGAAGTTGAACCAAATGCTGTTAATGCTTTTCTTATGTTTAATAATAATACATCTAATCTTATTTCTCGTAATGAGAAAGTTAAATCATATAGAATTAGAATTGACGACACAGATGTGTATGACAGGGATACAGTGGTTAATTACAATGATGGAGTTGGTAAAGTTCTTTGCCATGACCCCTTACATTACGACTCAATTAATAGAACATTTTTAAATGCTTCACTTCCTCTTAAAAATCTCACTTGCCTTAATCAATTAAGAAATGATGCAGGAAACTCAGTAACTCTTGAAGACAGATTTAAAGAAAGAGATTTACAACTTCTCATGCTTGCTTGTCCTCTCCCATTAACTGCAGGCTCAAAGAAAGTTCAATTCTCAGTAGCTACAAAAGATATAGCTGATAAAGTTGAAAATGTTATCTTATTTAAACAGGTTATAAAATCTGTTAAATTATAAATTTTATATTTAAATTATTTAATTATAAATTAAATAATTTAAATCTAAAGAATAATATATAATGCAAGATATTCGTTATCATTCCGTTCAACCTATGAATAAAAAAGAAACT